TTCAACATTGCTTGCAGTTGTTCCAGCAACCGGTCCCAACCTGGATGGCCTGTCAGATCCGTGGCCTTGACTGCGGCCACTTTCAAGAGCTCCAGGTTGATGGTCCGGTCCTCCTGTGAGGACTTCCGCTGAAACGCCTGGAAGTCTTTCATGGTGGGCGGCATCAACGTTTTCTCTCCGTCGGAATCTCACAGACCGAGCAATAGGGCGGCACGGTCTCGGGCTTCGTTACATGCGTCCACACGGTGTCATTGACCGGCACACGGAACAGTTCGCCATACAGGGCTTTGCATTGGGGACACCAGATCGTTGCCTCTTTTTCCATCACATCCCGCCCATGCCGGTGTTCGCGCCCCCGCCCGCTGTCGGTAAACTCTCGTCGGTTAATTGGCCTGGGCCTTGCGGTTGCGCAGTCGCGCCGCTGCCGTCGCCCTGACTCTGCTGTCCGCCGGCGCCGCCCCCACCGCCGCTCTGCATCAGCGCGAACTGTTGGGCGTGCTGCGCCATTTGCTGTTGCTCAGCCAGAATCCGTTGGAGTGTGGTCATCCATTGCTTCAGCAGGACGCGACAGCCCTGATCGAGCTGCTTGGATTCCGGCGTCATGAGAAAATCCTGGAATATTTGGAGTTGGGCTTGCGCCCCCTCTTGCGGGAGGCCCTGGGGCATCTGGCCTTGATAGATCGTCCAGACCACCTGATCGGCGGTGAGCTTCGGCTTCTTGCTGTCTTCGGAGGGCGCCAGCACGAGCTCATTCGGATCTTGTCCCAACGCGGTGACCAGTTTCTTTTCCCAGGTATAGAACGTCTCTTTATTCGCCGTCCCCATTTGGAACGTCATGCCATTGAACAGGATCGGCCCGAGCGTTTGGAGGATCTGCGCCTGACTGGCCTTGCTCGTATTGAGGCTGTTGGCTTTGAAATCGAATTGAAACCGACCACGAATCTTCGAGGGATCGTCCAACGTGCGGTAGGGATTCGAGCCTGGATGCGTCATCGAGGCAATGCGATATTGTTTCTTCGGCGGGAGAAAGGCTTGATTCAATTCATGGAACTGTTGATAAGCCTGCGCGAGTCCGGCGAAGAACCGACGTAATAAGCGCTCCGGTCGCGCATCGCCCTGTTGCAACACGCTCATCATGCCGCCGACCGTGCGGAGCGCGCTGGCCTTGCCTTGCGGGACCCGTCCGAGCTGGAGATCCCCGATCACGGTTTGCTTATCCGCCCATTGCTGTAAGAGGGCCAGGAGATTCAGCGACACGGATTGATCGGCATTCGGGATCTGCGGGAAGACCATGTCCTGACCGGGATTGCTCACCGGATAGCCTTCGCCAGGGGCGCACTTAATGACTTCCGGCCGCATCCCGGAGGCCGCGCGATACAGAAACCACGGCATATTCACGAGCGTGTTTTTATCGAGCGTCTGATCGAGAATGGCCTTGATCACATCATGGAGATGTTCGACCAGTTCCAGCATGCCGATCGCGTAGAATTGACCGGGGACGGGAATGAACCGCGCTTCCGCAAAGGGGCGACGCGGGGGCATCGCCGGGAACCGTTCATTGAGGAGGGAGACTTTGAGGAGCTTCTTCCGTTCTTTCAGGACCGTGAAAATGACATCTTCATCCAGTCCGTCATCGTTCACATCGTAGCGTCCGAAGTAGGTCAGCCGCGTCAGCGTTTTGTTCGTGGCGTCCGCATGGCCATAGGCTTGACCGGCAAGCGCGTCCCGCTGGACTTTATGCTCGCCAGGATCAGATCCGTCTTCGCCGACCGCGCTGCTTTTCGTGGGATCCTCGTCCAGCGCCTCCAGATCCGCATCAGACAGTTGATCGTAGTACCCCTGTTGGTGCAGGCGCTTGATTTCGTCCCAGGCGGGATAATCCGCCATGGTGACGTGATCGGCGCCGCCCGGATTGGACGGCCCTGGCATCTGACAATTCGTGGAGCGTGCGGGGACGACAATATCTTCGAGGGCTTTCGGGATGAAGCAGGGGCCATCATAGAGGCGCATCTCCCGTTCAGCCACCATGACGAGGCGCGCATCTTCGTCGGTATAAAACTCAATGGAGGCGTCCTGGTCCTGGTGCGACTCGTCGGTCCAGCGCACCGACCAGCCCCAGAGATCAGCGCCGGTCTTGCGCGCAAAGGACTGCGGGAAGGCCTGGGCCAGAATTTCGACCAGTTGCGCTTCGGCGGGGAGCGACGGATTCAAGGCGGGATAGGTGCGGACATCGGAAATGATGCGGTCTTCTTTAATATAGGGAATGAAGGCGATCGTGGTGCCGTCGGTCACAAAATGTTCCGCCCATTCCTGGACTCGCTCTTCGCCGGGTTGTTCCAGGAAAAATTGATAATCGAGCAGATCGTCGACCGTTTCCGCTTTCTGTTGATCGGCGGGATTGACCGCCGTGGCCCCCATGACGGGCCGTTGCGCCAGGACCGCATTGACGAGCGTATCGACGGTCTTCTGACAATCGGTCATCATCAAGGGGACATGGGCATTGCTCGCGCCGTCCCAGGGTTCCGTCTTGTGTTCCAGCCATCCGCGATATTTGGCATAGCGCTGCAGCCGCGCCTCGCTCCACTCTTGGCGATCGTCCAAGTCTTGTTGATAATCGTTGACAACTAAGTCAACAATCTTCGCTGGCACGAAGGTGAAGGTGCGGCGTCGGGAGAGGCGTGGTGGCGTGTCGGCGTCCACGGCAGCAGGAACGGGCGCATCCGTCATCGCAGGCGGGATCGGCATCACATCGGCGTCGTCCATCGGCCCTTTCGGTGTTACCTTTTGGTAACTGTTACCGTTTGGTAACATCCGATAGCATGACGAGTTCTGGATTGCAAGCACTATTTACAAATTATTTTCGCGAGGATGGGAGATACCTCCCCGTGTCCCGTTTCCACACGGTGCCGACCGCGCGCAGGCTGCGGAAATCGGGGCTCCGGTTGGCGAGGTACTTGAGCAGCGTGGGCATGTCGTCGTTTTTCTGTTTCGTGGTTTGTTTCTGGTCCTTTTCCTTCGTCAGTTTATGGTCATCGAAACAGTAGCGCTTCATCTGAAAGATGGTGCGGAGACAGCGCGGATCGACGGTGCACCGGGGCCGGTGCGTCTGGGGATCAGGCTTCAAATAGTCGTTCACCACTTGCCGGCCAGCAGCCCCGTCTTCCGCCAAGTCGAAGACCAGGCCTTCGCGTTCAAAGGCATCCTGCCAAGTCACGTCCCGCGTCACCCCAGAGGGGGAGCGGCCCATATTCGGGTCCATCACCCGCGTCACGCTCGACCACCCATAGTCCTCATCGATCGCCTGCACCCGTTCCTGCACCTCGCCCGGCGAGCCTGCGCATTCCAATTCATGGATGACCCCCCAATCATCGTTCGGATCGACCTGGACCCAGAGCAGCATATGGGGTTTGCGGGGATGCGGATCCAGGAGGCAGACGACCGGATAGGCGGGATTGCCGACGACGGGTTGCACATGCGTAAAGGCACAGACCGCGTCACTTTGACAGGTGCCGCAGCGACCCTCCTCGTTCAGAATCGTCAAGTCGACGCAGGCAAAGCACCAGACCTTCGGCACATCGGTAAAGAGCGGATGCACCCGATTCGACAAGCGCAAATTCTGCCCGTAAATCCGCCGCTGGCGCTCCGAGAGGGAGAGGGACCGTGCGAGTTCGGCCAACGCGGTTTGGTTCAAATTCTGATTATCCGTCGCAAACAAATCGAACCAGGCATAGGTCTCGTCATGCTCCTTTCCTGGTTGCGCCACTTCATAGACGCGATCGATGATCCAATCGACGGGCGTGGTCGGATCGTCCGGCCAGGTCATGGCGAGCATCATGGTCCCGTCGACCCGCTTGGCCCGCACCAAATTTTCCACCCAAATGGCTTCCTTGGGCGGTTCGTCATGCAGGATAAAATGAAAATCCCCTGAGGCGAAATCGGCGGGATCTTGATCGTAGGACATGAATTGAATGCGGGACAGCCCGCGATACTCGCCCGTGTCGGGATCGTGGTAGCGCACGTCGAGCGTGCGGGTGCGGCCCGTCCAGGAGGCCGACCAGTCGCCTTTCTGCAAACAATGCTTCGGCAGCCAGCCATAATGGCCGCGCACGCCGCCCGGTTGATCGACCCCTTGCCAATGCTCCCATTTCAATTTCGGGAGAATAATCGTTTCGAGCGTGTTGGTAATGGATTCCACCACGACGCGGCAGTTGATTGGACCGCGTAATTTTTCCCGTGGATAACTGTCTCTCAGGGAGAGGGGAATTTCGCCCGTCGCGCGAATGCAGAGTTCGACGAGGCAACTGTCCGTTTTTGAGCTACCATTCCCCCCTCCCACGCCAATAATCCGTTTCGTGCTCCGATGGATGGCTGTCGCCGTCTCGCTCACGGGCAGATAGTATTTGAGCTGATTCGTTTGCCGATCCAGTGCCTGCACCTGCAAGAGCTGATTCGTGAGCGTCAACATCTCGGCATCGGAGAGCATCGCGAGGGAGTCGGCGGTGAGACCCTGGAGCTGATCGAGAGCGGTGAGATCCATGCTTACGGGCGCGAGTAGTCGGCCGTCCTGAGTTCCAACATGACGCGGTGTAGCTCTTCGAGTCTCGCGTCGAACTGGTCCAGAATGGCCAGGAGGGCCACCGAGGGCGCGGGTGCCTCCTGCTGGAGGTGCAGGCGCAACAACGAATACGGCTCATCGTTCATGGTGGAGATTCCTTTCCTTTGTTGAGCGTCTGAGTCAACAAGGTAGCTGGCGGCACGGTCACGTCCATGGTCCGCTCCGTGAGTGAGGCTTTCAACCCGCGCCGTTGCATTTCCAGGAGCAGGAGCGGCAACGCCTGATCGAGGCTCTGTTGCTGCTGGGTACTAATAATCTGTGTCGGCTGGCCTTCGAGGAGCAAGAGTTTTTCCGTCGCAATCCCGAGCGTCACCATGACCTCTTTCAGCTTCGATTCCTCCATTAACCGCTCCAGGCGATCGCCTTCGAGCAGCCACGTCGTCACACGCTGATTGAGATATTGAACATCGCCCTTGAGTTCGTCTTTCGTATACTTCCGTTTCGGGGGCACAACGAGGGGAACGCGAGGGCCAGGGTCCGGCCCATCACGTAAAGTATCCTTCGAGGTCATCGAATACAAGAGGCTTGTCGGCTTTTTACCGCCTTTCACCATGCGAGGGGACTCCTCCTATAATCCCTGCGAGACGGCGGGGACACTTATCTTGGTATAGGTTACAGAGACCTGCTTCGGTGGGCGCCAGGACGGGCGACGGTACGGACACGCCAGCAACCGGTCTCGATACCAGGTCTCCGTCTGGCGCACCAGGGCCGCGTCGTCCCGGTCACACAGGTAGCTACGGTCCA